TGGGTTGGTGCATCAAATGCTGGCGCGGCTATTTTATATTTTGGTCTTGGTGCAGGCTCAACGTATAGCGGAACTGCTGGTGCTTGGGCAGGTGCAAACTATTTAAGTGCAACAGGCGCAACTTCTGTAGTCGGTACTAACGGAGCCACCTTCTACATCACTGGAGTTCAATTTGAAGTAGGCACTGTAGCCACATCGTTTGACTTCCGTTCGTATGGTACTGAGTTGGCTTTGTGTCAGAGGTATTATGAACAGTTTGTTGTCGGCTCAGGAGCCCCTGATAACATTTTGTTGTCAGGAGTTTTAACTGGTTCAAATTGTACATCCACCGCATTTTTTAAAGTTACAAAAAGGGCAAATCCATCTTGGGCTTTGTTAAGCGGAACTTCTTGGACAAACACTCCAAATAATTCACAAACATCCACAAATGCCGCAGTATTTCAAAACACTACATCAGGGTATTTTTATTTGGGTGGAGGTAGTGCTGGTCAAGGCATATCTTTTAGTGCGGAGTTATAAATGACAACATACAAATTACAACTTTCAATGGTGGATATCATAAAAATTGTTTATGGTGAGCCTAATGCAGTAATTCGTTCTGACGGAACATGGATTCCCTTCGACCCCGACAACACAGACTACCAAGCCTACCTAAAGTGGGTGGCTGAAGGCAATACACCAGAGCCTGCTGACGAATAAGGGTGAACCGCTGACCCATAACAGCGGATATTTTTGAAGGAAATGGCAATGGAAAAACTGACTCTCTCAACGCAATTGGTCAACCAAATTCTTGGCTACCTTGGCACGCGCCCGTACCAAGAGACTTTTCAACTGATTGATGCCTTGCAAAAAGAAGCGCAAGCCAACATGACTGAGCAACCGAAAGCGGAGTAAACATGGAAGGGGTCGAAGAATTGGCTACCGAAACGGACAAGCGTTTAAGCGTCCACGAGGCGATTTGCGCTCAGAGGTACGAGGGTATTCAGGCCCGCTTCGATGATGGCTCTAAGCGCATGAACAAGATTGAGTACCTGTTGTACGGGGTGATTGTGTGCGTGCTGTTTGGCCCCGGCGTTGCCGCCGAGTTTGTAAAAAAACTTTTGGGGCTGTAAATGAATTGGGCAGATGTTCTCAAGGCGGTCATACCCATAATCGTGGCTTCCCTTGCTTGGCTCTTGGGTCAAGTCAATGACTTTTCCACGCGATTGACTCGTATTGAAGGCGCTATGCCTGCTTTGATTACAAAAGAGGGCGTCCCAACAGACAGTCCAATCTCTGCGGAGCGTCGAGCCATGATGAAAGAAAACTTAATGTTGCACATCAACGAATTGCAAGTCAAAGTCAGATTGCTTGAAGAACGAGAAAAGATGGTGAAAAAATGATTCCAATCGTTGCATCCCTCCTTGGTACATTGGCTCAGAATGGTCTGGGCCTTTTGTCTTCTGCAATTCAAGCAAAGGGCAAACAAGTCGTTGAAGACGCCCTTGGCGTAAAGATTTCCGACAATCCATCTGATGCTGAAGTTGCCAAGTTGCGCCAGCTTCAGTTTGACCACGAAGAGCGCCTGCTTGAGTTGGGCATCGAAAAGGCTCGTATTGAACAAGAAGAGTTGCAGGCGTTGCTTAAGGCGCAAGCAAACCAAGAGGATAACGTGTCTAAGCGCTGGCAGGCTGATATGTCTTCAGACTCGTGGTTATCAAAGAATGTGCGCCCCGGCACTCTCGTATACCTCCTAACAGCGTATTTAATTTTTGCCCTGCTTGACGGCTACGGGTACAAGATAAGCGAGTCCTACGTCAACCTGCTAGGTCAGTGGGGGATGCTCGTGATGACGGCCTACTTTGGCGGTCGCACCGTTGAGAAGGTCATGGAGATGCGCAGAAAGGACAAAGAATGAGCCTGAGCCAAGAACAAGCCGCATTCTTACTGGATGCCTGCAAACTCATTCAATACGCCACTGAGCAGGGTTTTATGGTCACTGGGGGCGAGTTAGCCCGCACACCTGAACAGCAGGCTTTGCACGTCAAAGCAGGACGTTCCAAGACCATGAATTCGATTCACCTCAAACGCTGTGCCATCGACTTGAATTTCTTCAAGGATGGGCAGATAATCTGGGACAAGGGCATCCTTGCACCTTTGGGTGCATATTGGGAAACTTTGCACCCTAAAAACCGCTGGGGTGGCAACTTTAAATCACTGGTGGATTGTCCACATTTTGAACGAAACGTGGGGTAAATATGGCAACCGCATCGGTAATGACTTACGACTCTTTGGTCGAAAACATTCAGTCTTACCTCAATCGTACTGATGACGATACGCTTGCCAAAATTCCGCTGTTCATTATGTTGGCAGAGCAAATTATTGCCAGCCAAATCAAGTTCCTTGGCAACCTAACGGTGCAGACCTCAAACATGGTGATTGGTCAGCCCATCCTTGACAAGCCTGCTCGTTGGCACAAGACAGTCTCCTTTAACGTCACCGTAGCGGGTCAGAAACAGCCTGTACTGCTTCGCAAGTACGAATACCTACGCGAGTACACCCCAGACGCCACAACGACTGGTGCGCCAGAATATTACGGCGACTACGACTACACGCACTGGCTTGTCGCCCCATCTCCTGCTCTGGCGTATGAGTTTGAGGTTCTGTACTACGAGCGGCTCCAACCGCTTGATTCTTCCAACCAAACGAATTGGTTCACTATCTACGCACCACAGGCGTTGCTGTATGGGTCGTTGTTGCAGGCTATGCCGTACATCAAGAACGATGAGCGTATGCCCATGTGGCAACAGAATTACGACCTCATCATTCAGACCCTGAAGTCTGAGGACGTACAGCGTATTGGTGACCGTCAAGCAACTGTATTGGATACCTGATTATGAGTTTTAATTCACCCTTCACAGGCAACGTCGTCCAACCGACAGACGTCTCCTATCGCCGCATCATCCTGACGACTGACTTGCAGTTGGAGTGGCCTATCAACGGCACAACGACTGACGACGCCGCCGCACGCATCATGGAGGTATCGACCGTCTCTGCCGCAAACGAGTTGTGGATGCCGCCTGCCAACCAAGCATCGGTTGGTCAAGACGCTCTGATTCGTAACGTCGGCGCTGTTTCTGTAACGGTCAAAGATTACACGGGCGCAAACACCATTGTTACGATTGCCGCTGGCGAGGCGCAGTACATCTACATCGTCACAAATGCAACCACGGCAGGCACTTGGGGCATCATTGCTTTTGGTATTGGCTCCTCTGGTGCTGACGCCGCCACCCTTGCTGGGTATGGTTTGTTGGCAATTGGTCAGACGCTCAACCAAAGCCAGCCAGTAACAACCTTCTCTTCTAACTACACAGCGCTTACCACTGACCGCTCTAGCACTTATGTGTGGACTGGTGGCGCTGGAACGCTGACCCTAACATTAGCTTCAACATTGGCTGATAATTGGTTTATGTTTGTTCGCAACAGTGGAACTGGCGCATTGACTCTTTCAGGTACTGGCGGCAACACCATCAATGGTTCTGCATCCATTATTTTGCAACCTACTGACTCAGCAATCATTGTTTGTTCTGGCACGACGTTTTACACAGTTGGCTTGGGTCGAAATACGCAATTTGCTTTTACTCAGTTGAGTAAAGCTGTAACGTCTGGTTCTTACACGTTGACGGCTTCTGAAGCCTCAAACGTGATTCAAAAATACACAGGTACTTTGACAGGCAACGTCACAATTGTTGTCCCGTCAACAGTTCAGGTTTATTACATTGTCAACGATACATCAGGCGCTTACACAGTCACAATCACAACAGGTTCTGGTGGTACTGCTATTTTAACCGCAGGTAGTCAAGCGACCTTGGTCTGCGATTCTGTGAACTTGTACAACGCTAACACAGTTCTTGCAGGTGCTTCAGTTGTAAGTTTAAATAACGGCTCTGTTGGAGCGCCTTCATTGAACTTCTCATCAGAAACCACAACGGGCGTATATCGAGCGGCTTCGGGTGAATTTAATATTTCTATTCTTGGTGTCTTGCGCTCAACAGTTTCTGCTTCTGGTTTGGCTATTGTTGGAACGGGTAACTTTACGAGTGGTATTTCTGGCGGGACTTATTGATGGTCAAGAAGGTTTTTACCATTGACACGTTGCCGGGAGTCCAACGGGACGGCACTATCTTTGATATGAACTTTTACACAGACGCTCGTTGGGTACGCTTTCAACGCGGTCGTCCAAGAAAAGTTGGTGGCTATCGCGCAATTATCAGCAACGCAAAAGGATACTCTCGCGGCATCTATGTCAACTCAGTCGATGGAATTAACTCTGTTTTTAATGGATACAACAACGGTCTTGAGGTTGTCAACATCAACAACCTTGGCATCGGTTCTGGTGTCAATCAATTTACTTTTACTGGGCTAGTTTTAACGCTTAACACCTTGGTGGGCGGCACGCTGTACACCAACGGAACATACACCAATGTGACCTTGACTGGTGGCTCTGGTTCTGGCGCAAAGGCAACGATTGTGGTGGCTGGCGCGACGGTGACTACAGTGACTTTGACAGCGGCTGGCAACGGGTATGCGGTTGGCAACACCTTGAGCGCAACAGCGGCAACCATTGGCGGAACTGGCAGTGGTTTTTCAATCAATGTGGCAACCATCAACGATGGGTTCACGGAAAGTGA